TCGGTGGCGCCCACGCTGGGGCAGTCGAGGTGGATGCGCCCCCCGCGCGGCCGGTGGCCGCGGCCGGGGACCACCCCCCACACCCCTGCCGTTTCCAAACGCCACATCGGCCCAGACTCCAGACACCGGCAGGCTTCTGGCCGTCCAACTGATGCCGTCAGTGCTTGTCAAATAGCGAGATACGGCAGTCCCGTTGAGGTGACCGACAGCAACAAACTGACCGGACGACGCTCCCGAATACGCCACCCCCTCAATGTTTGAAAGCGTGTTTGCGACCAGCCCTGACGGCGCGGCAGAGGCGGTCCAGTTGATGCCGTCTGTGCTATAGCGAGGCAGGACGTTTCCAAGGCTCGCGCCGGAATTGTTGATCAAAGCAACAAACCGGCCGGCACCAAATCCGACTGCCCGTTGGCCGCTGACGCAAGGCCCGCCCCCCACCGATGTGTTGCGAAGCGTCCAAGCCTTGCCATCCGAACTGGTATAGAACTGAGCCGAACTGCCAGCAGAATACCGCAACAGGGTGACGTAGGTGCCATTGCCGTAGGCAAACTTGGTGAACCCCTGCCCTGTATTCCAAGTGCTTGCCGCCAAAACAGGCAAGCCGCTGCCAGCAAACCAGTTGATGCCGTCTACGGACCATTTGCCGGCATCGGCCACGAACTGGTTGCCTCCGAAGCTCACTCCGTACAAAGGGGCCGAGGCCGTTGAGATGGGCGACCACTGGACCGCTCCAGCCAGACCGTCATTCCAGTCTCGCCAAGGAATCCGTCGCCACTGATTTTGAGAGATGCAGGCGTAGAGGTATGCAGTGTCCCAGCACACGGTGCCCGGCTCGCCTGTGTCAGTCTGGCTAGACGGGGTTTTTGACTGCCGGACTCGCATGGTGCTGGCATCAACGTCCAGCGGGGCTGTGGCCGAAAACCTACCTGCCCCGCCAATCGCCAGAGATCCGCTCGACCACGCACCAGCAGTGCTGAGAGTGAGCATCGGCAGCCCGCCAGAATTGCTGACTTGAAAACTGTCGTCAGTGGCAGTGCCTATGTAGTTGGGAAGGCCCCCAGCCTTATTCAGCAAGCCTACGGCATAGGGCTCATTGAGCGCGGCAAACGATGATCTGGCTCCGCTGACAACCAGCGCGCCTGTCATAGTGTCGCCAGTAATGTTGACGTAACGTGCGTCTGCTTCTGTCTGGGTCAATCCACCTGTCGGCAGCCCGTCGATTGCCGAAGCCTGAATTGATTTGGCAGCAAACGTGTGTGATGTGCCGGTGCTGGTAATATTGCCGGTGATCGAGATGCCGTCCTTGGTGACCAACAGCGGCGTCACGGTTGCGCCAGCTAAATTGGTAACGATAAAGTTATAGGCTGTCTCGACTCCGGTAGCGGAAATTGACTGAACTTGGCATGAGAATGCAGAGGTTCGCGGCGTTCCGCTGGAGTCGTTCGTGACAAAGTTGGTGCGGCCGATGTAGTCGTTTGCTTGCAGTGCAGTGGGAACAGCCTTAGTGCCTCGACTGCGCTGAAACCGCAGAACGGCATTACCGGCATCTGCAAATGCGGTTATGCCCACAGTGGAGGCGGCACCATCTCTCTCTACCGTCAGCGCACCTGTCATGGTGTCGCCGGTCACATTGACGTAGCGAGCATCGGCGTCGGTCTGCGTCAGGCCGCCTGTTGGCAGGCCGTCAATCGCAGAAGCCTTGATCGACTTGTCGGCAAATGTGTGCGAGGCTCCCGGCGAAGACAGATTGCCCGTGGTATCAATGGTGAGAACAGCCACCCCCGAAGACGCGCTGATCTGCACAGACGGGGTAGCAGTGCTATTGGTGGCACCAAAATAAACTGCCCCGCCCCCGGCAGAGTGCCGAGCCCCAAGTGCAAATGGTTCGTTGGTGGCGGCAAACGAAGACCGCCCGCCTGATACCGTGAGGCCACCAGACATCGAGTCGCCTGTCACGTTGACGTACCGAGCATCGAGGTCGGCGGCGGCAACCAGAACACGGCCATCTGCGCCTAGCTTGGCAAGCTGGCCCGCGTCGGCAGACACTACAGTGGGGCCAGCGGCTCCCTGCGGGCCCTTGAGAGACACCCACTCCGTTCCGGTCCAGACTCTTACGTCAGATGCCATGATTCATTCCTGTGCCATGAAGGGGAGGGCCCATTGCCATCCCCTGATGCAAAGCCTCAAGGTCACGGAACAATCCAGATCGCACCCTGACTCATGCCCGTGGGCGTTGCTGCCTGATTGAACACTTCGGCGTTCTTGCCAGCCACGCCCTGATCCCCGCGCGGGATTTGGAAGTTCAGCACCGCGCTGTTGGGAGAGGGGTCGCTGTCGGTAATGATGACATTGCTGCCAGCCGCACCCGTGGTGACTGTGCCCAAAGCAACAGTAGCGGCAGTACCCGCAGCACCTGCATTGCCCTGCGGGCCTTGAGGTCCGCGAATTGGGCCGACGTTCGTCCAAGCGGCACCATTCCACACAATGCCGTCGCCTTCCGCCTTGGTACCGCCAGAGCCGTTCGGGGCAGCGGTCGGCACGGGGCTGCCCAAAATGTACATATCACCGGAAGTGGCTCCGGTCGGCAGAGGGGTAGCGGCACCCGCCAGCGTTCCCTTGATGGTCACGCCGCTACCGGCATCGCCCTTGTCACCCTTCACCAGCCCAAAATTGAGTACGGCTGCGCTCGACGTACCCGAATTCGTCACGGTCGGGGTGCCACCAGCGGCAACGCTGGTGACCGTGCCCACGGTGATGGTAGCTGCCGCACCAGCCGCACCTTGGGGGATGCCAAACGTCAGGTTAGCGATGCTGGGGTCTGGGTTGCTGTCCGTAACAGTGGCGGGCTGGCCGGGAGCTAGGGTGTTGACCCCGGCAATCGTGATAGTGCCTGATGCACCGGGGGCACCGTTATTGCCCTGCGGGCCCTTGAGCGAAACCCACGCCGTACCGTCCCATACGCGAATGTCGGAGGCCATTGTCGAAACCTTTCAGAAGTGTTACTGGAGATAAACTATCACAGGTTCGGGCGTTGCCGAAAGTCTAATTACCTTCACTGGCTCGGAGGGCGGTGCTTGAATGAACTCAACGACAGGCTCGTCCTCAAGGGTTCGGGCAGTGTTATCAATCCACTGGTCACCCTTGCGGGGATTGGTAGGTGCGGTTGGCTGTGGGCCGTAAACGGTGATGCTCTGGCCCGCCGGGCCGGGAGGGCCGGGAGGGCCGACAGTGCCGCCGCCTCCACCGCCGCCGGTAGAAATGGGCACCCATTTCTGTCCGTCCCAAAAGAAGAGAATTGCCATAGCTACTTCTTCCGACGAATGCGATAGCCAATAAACAAGGGGATAGCCGCCGCTGCCAACAGGCCATAGGTTGCGGGCTCGGGAACAGCAGCTACCTGCATAGATGCAGCAGACGCCCAGACATTGGCGGAATGATACTGAGGGTAATATTCGCTGTTGAGTGTGATGTCCACCGAAACAACATCTGTGCCGGTCACTGTCAGATCAGCCCGGTACAAAGCGTTTTGGTCAGTGAAAGCAGTGGTTTGGGTCACTTCGTTGTAGCCAGCACCATAGGCGTTGATAAGAGCATTGCCGTTGTGGGTGCCAAACCAAATGCTGATTAGGGTGTTGGCGGTGACAGGCGTGAAGCTCAAAGAGAACCCCTCACCGATCATGTTGTTTGACAGCCCTTGGCCGTTGTGCTGTAGGCCGGCATACAAAGACTCTTCACTTGAAACGCCAAATAGCTCGGTTACAGCAAACTGACCAATGGACCGAAGCGGGCTGCCGTGATCTATGTTGCCAAGCGTGTAATTGATAGGGGCATCTTGAGCTTCTGGGCCATGAGGGAACTTGCTGTAGTTGGCAGTCAGCGAGTTGTCTGTGTCCGCACCCCACACGGCCCAGTCTTGGAGAGGCTGACCGTAGAGCGGCACTAGCTGCCCAGCCGTGCCTTGACTCACAATCAGGTCAATGACGCCGCTCTTGGCTGGCTGGAGCAGCCATAGGACGACAAAAAAGAAGGTAGTGATGAAAGCCACCGCCTTGACAGCGTGTTTTAGCTTTTCGGGGTGCATGACATTACCTAGAAACAATGATGTGGTTGATCCGAACGCTGCTAATAGCACCGTAGTTCCTGATAGTCACCCTGCCGGTGGAGTAGGCCCACACCGAAACGATTTGTGGCACACCTCCCCCGTCCATTGCTACGGCAGTGAACACGCAGTCCTTGGCTGGCCTTGCATTGGAGGACAACAGGGCAATGTCCTGCCATGAATTGGCACCAAGGGCGGTGGTAAAAGAAATATCCCCATGAAGCTGGATCATGTCCGAGCCGATCTTTCGGCTGGCTACGGAAGCACCAGAAACCGCTGCGTTGGGGACAGACGCTTGCCACGGCCCAACAGTCACGGCCGAGGCGAGAAGGGTGTCCGTCTCTGGCTTTGTGTAGTAGTCGGGCTTGGCCTCAAGGGTCTTCACCCTGTTGTCGATGGCCGTGACCGTCGCGGTTGTGGCGTACGAGGAGAGTGCCGTGGTCTTGGCGTATGCGGACAGGTCAACGGTCTTGGCATAGACCGACAGATCGGTTGTCTTGGCATAGACCGACAGGGAAGTTGTGTTGGCGTAGGCGGCTAGGTCTGCCGTCTTTGCATAGGCGGACAAGTCCACCGCAGTCGGAGCCGGGCGGTTTTCCAAGGCTTCGATGCGAGGGGTGAGGCCAGACAGAGCTTCCGCGATGTCGGACTGGTATGGGATAAGCTCGACCTTCTCGGTGACGCCATCAAGGTGAACAAACGCCAATCGCGTTCCATAGCCCTCTCCGGTGTCCATGTAGCGGAAGCCGGTGTTGGCGTCGAAGGCTAGGACTTCTGCCATGACCCCCTTCGCAATGATTGCTTGATTAGGGTCGTTGAGCTTGGCGTAGGCCGAGAGGTCAGGAGCCGAAACCTCTGTGGTGTAGGCAATCGGGAAGGTCTTAGAGCCAACCTTTGCAACAAGGCGTTTTGATCCGCCAACGTCCTCTACGGTCAGGGTATTGGTGTCGAGGGTGAGGGACTTGGCCTTGATGATCTGGTCTGGGTCATCTGCCTTGGCGAACTTGGCGTCAGTTTCTGCCTTGGTGTAGCTCTTGGCTGCAAGGGCTTGCACCTGCAACCCCAAGGCGTCGGTGGTCGCCGTGGTGGCAAAGGCGTTCAGCATTGGCTCGGTGGCAACATTGGCGGCAGTCTCGCCGTTGTTCCAGACCAGATGCCAGCCAGCACTGTCTTTTGCAGGAGACAGGGACAGGTTGCCCTTCCACTGGATCGGGCTGCCAGCGTCTGCCGTGAACCTAATGGTGGACGGCTCGACTTCCACGCCTCTGATGGCATCAAGCACATCGATCTGGCCAGTGCCGATGTCAGTGCTGAGATTGGACACAATTTCTTGCAGGGAGGTCAGGCCCGCCAGAATGTTGTTGTCGTTGACAATGCTGAAGTCCTTGATTTCCTCCAGCTTGTCATCGACCTCTTTCTTGGTGTAGCCGTCATCGAAGATGTCCACCATGCCAACCGGCGTGAGCGGCTTGTCGCCTTGAACGGAGACGACCTTGACCCACTGGCTGCCCACGCTGGCAATAAGATCGGAATCGATGGGAGATTGAACGCCATCGATGGTGGTGCTGCGGATTCGGCCAGCGGTTGTGCCAGAGCCGCCAATGATTACCGTGAGCGTAACGCCCTCTGAAGCTACCGGCTTTTCCGTGCCGCCAATATTAGCAGTGCCGGTGGTCGAGAACTTATTCAGAATCACCAAGGCCGACAAAGTGCCGTCAGTGCCCGTGAAGTAATGGATGCCGGATTGGTAGTCTGCCCATGCGGCAATCACTTCCAGCGGCGTCATTCCCGGCTGAAGGTCTGGGAGCGGCTGCTGATGAGAGGTAATCGCGGCTGCCGGAATGTTTGACAGAGCCGCATTCAGGTCTTCAGTGGTCACCAGCCCCGAAAAGTCTGGTGCCGGAATGGACGAAATGGCGTTGTTGACGTACTGCTCCGTTGCCAGACCAGCTAGATCAACATTGCCGCCGCCACCCACGGAAACCCAGCGGTCATTGGAGCGGACGTAAAGCTGTTTAGCAGACATAAGCAGTCATTCCATCAAAGTCGATGTGGGTTACTTTGCCGCCATTGGCACAAATCTGAAGGTCGCCGCCAGTGGTCAGGGTGACAGACACAAACCTAAAAGCCACGCCGTTTTCCTTGCCCGTAACTACAGCGCGAACTGGCACGGTTGGCTTGGGCAGTCGGGCAGGCAGGGTGCGAACGGTGGTAAACGTGCCGCCGCTGGTGTAGGTGAAAACGAGAGTGCCTCGGAGGACAATCACGCCGTTGGTCAGCTTGGCGTCGATCTGGCCCGTACCCTGAACAAACACCAGCGGAGTCCAATCGAAGTCCGGCGGCGGCTCCTTCCCACCAGCAATCATGGAGCGGACGATTTCCCGCACCTCTGGTTCGGTCAGGGTTTTGGGCCGGGCGTCGATGACTTTCTGCACCTCTCGGGCAATGTCGGCTTCGGGCATCGGGGAGGTGGGGGCGGTTTCTGCTGCTGGGCCTAGCCACAGATCGCCGTCTTTGGCAACCGGCTCGGCATCCTGCTCGTAAACAATGGGCAGGTCTTCAGTCTTGGCATAGCCGGCTAGGTCCGTGGCCGGAATGGCGGCAATCGCGGCATCGACCTCGGGCTTTGTGTAGTAGTCCGTAAGGTCAACCTCGGGCACCGGGATAGCAGCAATGGCTGCGTCCACCTCATCTTTGGTGTAGGTGGTTGCCTGATCGGCCTTGAGCTTGATCTGGTCGCCAAGCTGGGTGGCAAGCTGCTCTGCCACATAAAGAAGCTGGTCTGCTACTGACTGCGCACTAAGCTCCGCGTCGTTCACGCCCTGCTGGAGAGCGGCTACCTTCGCGTCAACCTCGGGCTTGTCGTAATAGTTAGACAGGTCAACCGGGCCAACTTGAGCAAGGATGGCGTCGATCTGCTCTTGGGTGAGTTCGCCTGCAACAACACCGGCAACGGCATCAGCGATAAGCTGGTCCGTCTCGGCGTCGGAGTAGTGCCCCACTATCCCGCGAGGCACGGACAGTGCGTTTTGCTGCACGTTGTGTGGGGCTGGGCGAGTCGGGGCTGGCATGACTAATTCTCGATTAGGGGAAGGATGTACCGCTTGCCGCCAACCATGACGTAGATGCCGCCCACAAACTCGGGCGTCGTGTAGGTCAGGCCGTCAGGATCAAGTCCAATATGGGTGCCGTTGGATTGCTGGGTGATCGGAGGGTCAACGTAGGTGAACAGTTCGCCCTTGGCCTTGGGCAGTTCGCTGATGTCCGGGTCTACCAGCGGCATCAAGTACCGCTTGCCGTTGACCATGACCGGGACGCCACCGACGAACACCGGCTCATGGTAGGTCTGGCCGTCTGGGCTCAAACCGATTGGGGTGCCGTCCACCTGCGTAGAGACAGGCGGGTCGATGTACTGCGGCGGATTGGAGTTACTGAAAGGCTGGTTGGGAGTGACCGTCAGGTTTTCGTCTGGGTAAATCCAGAGGTCGCCAATGTTGTCAGCGGGCGGCGGCTCAACGTCTGAAACGATGTGGGCCCCGGTGTGCCCACCGGCCCCGCCGCCGCCGTCCACCCACGGAAGCTGGGACCACTTCAGCCAGCCGTCACCAATCTTGAGATTGGGGCCATCGGTCTTGCCTAGGACGTAGCCAAACTCGCCAGAGGCGAGGCACGGATCATTCTTCAACCAATTCGCTGCCGTGTCCTGCCGCACGCGGATTTTCCAATATCCCCGCTCATCGGAGGCGCAGTTGGAGAAGGTCGAAGGCGTGTGGCAGGGGATGGACATGGGCCGCTCCTGCCCTAGTTATGTCCCGCAACCGGCGAAATGAACCGCTACTTCGGCCTCTTCCAAGCGGGAGCGTGTTTTTGCTTGACGAGGCTCACGGCCTCGGCCTTGGTCAGCTTGGGGTTACTGGCCATGGCCTGCTTGGCAAGTCGATTGACAATCTTCTGGTTGAGGGCTGGCTTCGTCGGCTCCACCTCATGCCCCTCGATGTTGACGATCCCGCTCACGTTCAGGTTACGCTTCCGGGCCACCCGCTTGATGTCACCCACAGAGTCGATCCAAGCCTCTGGGTCGAGGTGCCCCCTGCGGTCAGCAAGTCCACCCATGTAATACTTGCCGGAAATGTCGATGCCCGCAGCCTTGGCCTCTCGCACCATCTTCTTGGCCTGCCGGGGCGGAATGCCGTCCATCCAGTTGCCGTCCAGCCTGCCCTGCATGAACGCCCGGTCTGTGCCACGGGTTCCCGGCGGTTGCCGAAGGGCCGTCATCAGGGCCCACCGCTCTCCGTAACCCATCGCCAAGACCTTCTTGTAATGTTCCTGAACGTGCTTGGGAGCGTTCTTTATCTCGTAAGGAAGCTCGCTCACGGCTGCATCTCCGGGGGCATGGATTCAGGCGGCGGAACCTCCCCGCCACCGACCGGGGCCGTGGAGGCTGGGTCGGCTGGTCCGGCTGGTGGCTGGGGAGGCTGCGGCGGCGGGGGCTCGGGAATCATGTAAGGGGTGTAATCAACGTCAATGGCCTCGCAATAGTCTCGCAGGAGGGCGTTCATCGGCCCCGGCATACCCTGCATCACAAGGGGCTGAAGGACAGGCCCTAGAGTCTGGAGGGCAATCTGGAGAGCTTCGATGCGGCCAGCCTTGTTTGGCTTTCTGGCACTGCCGGCCTCAATGCGATATTCGTAGTTCATCGCAAGCTGGCCAAGAGTTACATTCTCCTGCAAGTTCTTCCAGACAGTGGCACCGATTGGGCCCAGCACAGGAGCAACGTCCTGATCCTGCAAGAGCCACCGTGCGGCCAACGCTTCGCGGCGAGCCAGCATGGACATGGAGTCTTCCAGCACGGAAGCCATGTCGTCGGGCCTGACCGAAATCTGCTCGGACTTCACCTGCGCCTCTGCCGCACTCCTATACTGGGCGCGTGTTAGCCCATACGTTAGTTCAGTAAGGCCAACTCTCTTGTCAAACATCTCCGACACAGCTTGGACAATCTGCCACAATTCTGGCGTAACCTGCGGCAGTTGCAGGATGGAAACAATGTCGTTGACTGACCGGCCCAGAGTCTCGGACAACTCGACCAGCGAGAACCCTGACTGCTCATGCTTGAGCAACTGATCCTTGATGTCATCGCCCGCCGCCTTGCTGACTCCCACCAAAGTCTTGGAGGAAATCATCACGCGGGTGGCAAGGAAAGATAGAGCCCAGTTCAGGAACTTGAGTTCCGGCATACCGGGCTTCATGTGGGAAATAGGCCACACAGACCCGGGCTTGCGATGGCACTGAAACGGCGTGAACGGCCAGCCATTGTGGTCCGCATAAAAAGGAATTGGCCACCGGGTGCGGGTGAAAAGACTGTTGGGCAGGCCAGTCTCATCCGGCTCCTCAAGAGCTATTTCCTTGGGCACGTTGAGAGGGAAATCGACCCCTTCTGCGACCACGATGTAGCAGTTGGGCCCCAGAGCGTCGAACATCTGGGCGTACTCTTTCGGGGCCCCCTTGAGGGTGTGCCCGAATCCCGTCTTAGACCAAATCTTCCAGTAGACGATCAGGTCGTTAGTCTTGCCGTTCTTCTTCTTCATCTTGTAACCACGGTCCTCTTCCATGGACCGGGCGACGAAGCTCTCCATGTGGCCCTTCAGTTCGCTCCTGTCGAGGCCGTACTTCTCGGCCACCTCGGCAATCGGGTGAACGCAACGGCGGGCGCACCACAGGATGTCCTCCTGCTCGTCCGCGTCCGGGTCTAGAAGCAGGTTGTCCACCGAATCGTGGAAGCTGCCGATAAGCCCAACGGGCGGGCCGTCCTCGCCGCCCATCTCAATCAGTTCAGTCCACCAGACCCCCATCCCCTTCAGGATGCCCTCGTCCACAACCTTGCGGGTGTGTTCTTTCAAGTTCAACTGATGTGGGGTGTAATTCAGGTAGGCCGACACGATCTGCGCAAAGGCTTCCCGCTGTTGCTCGGCAATGCCAATCTCCTGACTCGCTTGCAGGTACTGCTCGACATTAGGGGGGAGCATGGGCTGCCCAGTTGCTGGATCAACCTGCGGCGGCTGGCTGGCGTCGATGCCAACGACTTCCGGCGGAACGGCAGGAAACTTTTTTGCCGTCACCGTACGCACCGGATTGCGAGCGTAGATGACACTTCCAATGAGCTTGACCGCCTCAAAAGCGCGGTTCACAGTCATCCGAAAGCTGGGTGGAGAAATCTTGGAGTAGGGGGCCGCGCCCTCTTTCCAGAACCAATTATCGCCCCCGTCAAAGAATTGCATGGCTTCTTTGGCGTCCTCTGAAAACGCTCGCTTGGCCTTTCGGGCCAAATCAAGTTTTTTCAGCCAGCCGGTGGAGATGCTCCGAAGGGCATCCTCCATCTGCTTCTGGGGGACGATGTCCGGGGGCGGATCGGCCAACTGGCTGGGGGGGGTTCGGGGTTTGGGTTTTATCGTCATTACAGCGATGCCCTGTCGCGCGA